TTCTCTATAGCTCCCATATATCCACACTCACCACTAAGCTTGTGCTAGTATGCGACCTTGCCAACCTCCGGCATAGCAGGCTTGTCCTTCTCGGCTTTCAGCTCAGCTATATCATTCGTGTTCTTCTCGACATACCCTTCTATTGTATCAACTCTGTCCTTGTCGACTTTAGTCTTTATCAACTCATCTACCTTGCCCTTGGAATAAACATCTATGCTATCCATACTCAGCCCCCATTCTTTATCTTCCAAACCCAATACTCGACTCTCCTGGATAACCAGTCCTTGTCCTTGTGCTTCTCAAGCCATTTCCTGTCTTGCTTGTTCAAGCCCAAGTTTATGATTATCATACAATGACTTTTAGCCTCTTCCGCATTGTGCGGTGTGCAGGTTGATCTGTGATAAACGCAATAGGTCTGCTCTATCACTATCACACTTTCACACACAAGTCTGTCGATGCGTTTTTGTCTGTTCCACAAGCACATAATCATTTAATGCCCTTTATGGATACCACACCATCTTCTTCCTCGGTGATGTCCAATGCCTGTGCATTGTTGCTTGCAGTCGAGACTGCCTCGAGATTGTCAATCCTTGCCTCAAGCTCGGTAAGCTTGTCCATAAGGCTTTGATAGTCAGCAAAACTCAAAGACTTGTCCACTACCTCATTCGTGTTGCCGTCAACGAAGAGATTGAACAAAGCACCTGCCTTGCCATCGATGTTCGGTGTGAACTGCCATAGACCACCCTTGTCCAAGCTCGAGACCTTTATATGCAACATATGATATGTCCTGTAGTACTTGAAGTTGGAAAGATTTCTCTCGATGGAATACGGGACTGTCACATCATCCCAAGACAATGTGGTGATAAGTCCTGTCTTCTTGTCTGGTTTCCTACAAGTCACATTGTATTTGGTGGGTGAGACATCCACACCATCGAAATACATGAATATGTCATATGCCATACCTTGTCTTGCAGGATAGTCGGCTGTTATCAGCTCACGGATTATGCCAGACTTGTCATAATAAACATAACTAGCCATATTTTATCCTCCTGTATGTATTATATCCACTTTCTTATTATACTTGCTTAGCCTTACATAGTAAGTGCCTTTCTTCATAGAAATCAGTGGAGTGTTTCCGTAATATATGGTGACATCCATTTTCACAGTTATCTTGTTGTCGGCAGCACTGAGTACCTCACTATAATTGCAAGGCAAGACCTCGAACTTATGTTGGACAGCATCCTCGTATGTGCCGAAGAACCTCGGTCTGTAGGCGTACAAGGGGTTCTCATCATCATTGAATATCCTTGCAGTCTTGGATATGTCCTTGAACACAATGACATTGCTCGTGAGTGATCTGTATTCAACTTGCATCGTGAAGCCCATAAGCTCACTCTGGTCTTGGATTATATCCGAGATGTCGAAACTCATATAGGCTATGTTTATAAGACTGCCTATACATATCTTGCTGTCAGTGATAGCTGGATATGTCTGTGTGTACTCCACCGATGATTCGGTCTGCGAAGTCCATCCATTGTCACTAGGCACAGCCATAAGACCTATGTCCTGCTCATTCGCATAATTGACCATGCTAGACTTGTCATCATACATATACGGATGCTGTGGAAGTCCTGTGGCTCTCACATTGGACTCTAGCATTATTCCAGGGCTGACAGTATCCCAGTACTTGAAACTGACCACGAGTCCATAGTCGTAAACATAGTGGCTAGTTGCTTGCTGGAACACGGAATAGCTGGCTATCACATCATCGTTCGAGTATGCGGTACTCTTGACTCTCCTATAGCCCATGTTCATACTTCTTACATTTCTATTGTATAGAAATGGAGCGAATATCATTCCCGAGCATAGATAATCGAGGCTGTTGTCACCCATTGTAGCCACACCACCCCAATATTTCTCAGTATATCCTAGAACATCCTTTTCCTCGTAATCCACATTCGTATATGCATTGCTTATCGTGAAATAGGAAATCCTGTTCTCGTTTCTGAATATGGAGCTTGAGTAGTCGACATACTGATATGTACGATACTTAGTTGTTATGGATGTGCTGTAGTTCATTATCACATAGTCCTTGCATAGATAGTAGGCTATATCGATATAGTTGTTCTTGAATGAAATCATACGCTTGAACACCACCTCACCAGTATCCACACAGACAGCTCCCAATGGTATAAGTTCACTCTCTAGGTTTATCGTGTCATCCTTGGTGAAGTATCGCTTGAAAAAAATATGGACTCCGTTTCCGAGTCTGTCGAGCTTGTCCTGCTCCACCTTCTTGAAATTGCCGAAATCCACAAGTCCATTGTCTCTGCTGTCGAGCTGTGCCAATGGATAGTCGAAACCACCCTTCACTGTCGCAATGTTCAAATCGTTGAGTGGCTGATACGAGATGTCGAAACTGATTCTCGATGGATAGTTGTAGCTTCCAAACATATCATCAACCCATCCCTTGCTGAATATGCTCTTGACTGCCACTGGATGCTTGCTGCCATTTCCATCCACATATTCATACGAGTAGAACCATTGAGGATATGGAAGTATGTCCTCCTCATTGAAGATATTGTCATAATGCTTTTTAAAGAATTCATTCTCGTAGAAGGACTTGTTGACTATGTTCTCTATTGTGGTCTTGTTGACATCCCACCACATTTGAGCTTCCGTGTACTTGTCACTCCATCCGCTTATCTCATTGCCTCCGAGCTTGTACTGCACAGTGGTGTAGTAGTACTTCGAATACACAGCCATATTGCCTTGTCCATTCCTAAACTCATTGGTAGTGTAGTCATACGAGAGAAGCTTTCTCTCCTGTGCGGTCTTCACGAGACTGGTTATGTCAATGCTTACTTTCCTATATATGATGCCTATATCCATCTCCTTGTACATTCCAGATATGGCTGTGGGATTTCCCCTCTCGTCGACATATGTGTTCCACACGATATGCTTGTCCTCATCTTCTATGTTTGCGATGAAGAGATATGCAGCAGTGCCATCAGGTCTGACCATTCCAGCCTTAGGAATAGTGAATGTATACATTGTTCCACCAGCCCATTGGCTTTGGGCAGGTTGCGATATACCTGTTTTCACGGATGATGTCTTGAATCCCTCGCACGCAAAACCATCTGTGGATGGATTGATTACTTCGAGAATCTTGAATTTCCAGTCATGGAAAACTATTCTTGGATTACCACGGCAGTAGACCTTTACAACATACTCGATTGTGCCATTGTCATATATATGGACAGGGTTGAAGTCTCCTTCTGGGTTCGTATGATTCAACATAAAATAATCCGCATCGGCTATGTTGCTTACCTTAATGATGATACACGGATATGTGCTGAGATTCATATTTATTGTGAGGTTCTTCACCTTGTATATTGGATATGTGGTAAGCAACTTGAGATTCTCCTGTTGCTTAATCAAGCCAGTATCCCTGTCTCTGAATCCGACTCCACACTCGACAACAAGGGACTTGTCATCACCTAATACTTGAGATGCATCGGTCATGAGTGTGTTCACATAGCTGTCCGATGAATTCGAATAGGACTCACTGTCCATATTGGCGATTTGCTCTTCCGTGATATTTCCTTGCGATCTGTTGAAATCGATGAATCCCAACTGCTTGTTGTTTACCACTGGGATGCATCCGAACTGGCTCATCACCGCAGTAAGTGCCTGCCTGAGTGTAGGTTTGCTCAAGGACATATCCTTCATACCATGATTTAGGAATCTTCCCTCTACAGCCTCGGAAATGGTTATCAAGGGGGTTTCCTTGTTGTCTCTTATCACCTTGGGGACATAGGTCATCAAATCCTCTATGGTCTTGTACGCATCTCGCAGTTCGCCACCGAGTGCGTGCGTGAAGCTCCTATTGGGCAGTTGGATTTTCTCAAGCCATTTGGTCTCACTCATAAGCTTGAGAGTGTATTCGTAATATGTGTTGTTCCCATAATGTTTTCTGAGCATGCTCACACTGTCCACGAGCATCTCCTTCCACTTTATGTCGGTGTATGTAGGATGTTGGACAGTGCCACCTTTGACAACTCCACGATAGATATACACGACATCGAAGGGATTTATCTCGAGCTTAGAATCTATATGCTTTATAACCACACTCATAGAGTCCAATGTCTCACTGTACTCATCACTGTACGGGACATTGAGGACACACTCATACTTAATGAATGAGGACTTCTCTAATGCTATCTTGATTGCATTGTAGTCTATTGCACCCATTTACTTGTCTCCTCCTATAGAACCGCTCGTGAGTGAGTATCCGCTTCTCACACGGGTCATATCCAACTCGGTGTTCTGGACATCTATCTTGAACTGCTCCTCATTGTAGTTCTTGTATATGCTCAAGTCAGTGTCCACCACAGCCATCGCTGTCGCAATGATGCCACCGACAGGGCCACCAGTGGCGAATCCGTTGATGATTTTCATTCCAGTGGATTGTGTCCAAGAACCAAGGCTCTTGGCTATGGCTATCGTTCTCTGACCTTGGTAGTTGTCAGTGGCTTGCAATGTGCGGTTAAGCCAGTAGTCGCACTCCTTCACACCTTCATCTATTATGCCTTTGACTATGCTTGCGGAGTTATTCCCAGAACCATTGCTAGCCACGAGTCTCTGCAATGCACCAAGAGGTGAACCATCGTTCGCCTCCATAGCCTCTATGCTCTCCACCTGCTCGGATGATTTGGCTTCTGGTTTCTCGGGCTGGATGATTTTGTTGCTTATGGAGGTGTACTTGAATGATTTCTCGACCTCCACGACCTTTCCAGTTATGGATACCCTTACTTCCTTACTTGACATCTTCATCAGCCTCCAAGAATGACAATTCCACAGTGGACACAGCTCCTATCGAGGACTGCTGAACCAATTGGGAAAGCACCATCCTCTTCCTTGCTATAATTCCATTTCCATAGTCGATTACCATATTGAACACACCATCGGTTGCAGGATTATTGCTTGGCAAGTTCCATATGGTGAAACATTTGCGTACGAATGTGGAGGTCATATCAGCATAGACTTTCATAGACAATGTTTTCGTATAGTATGCGATTCTTGACTTGGATGTTCCTGTAGTACCCAAGACCACGGGATCATTGCTTCCAGCCAAGCCTACCGAGGACTGCAACACGAACAAATCCTCACCATCGGCACTTATGGAAGGATTGCTTATGCCAGGTGATATAACGAACGATGCCTCGGTGGAAATCTCGGCTCTGTACGAGTCCTCGTGACTTACGAACTTCTCGGATAGATACGGAGTGCTGAACACGGAATATCCGCCTATGCTCAAGCCTTTGAGCATATGCTCACTGACTACCATACGGATAATTTCCAATGCCTTGGTGAAGTCATCCTTCTCCGAAAGCAAGCTTATGGATGTCTCAAGCACTGTGGCTTTCGTATCCGTGTTGCTCGACTTGAAATGCACGGATAGGAATATCTTGTTGTCATCCTCATCGCTTGTCGCATCGGTGAACGCACGCTCGTCGAAGACCTCCACCTCAAGCTCTGGATGCATCCTGTGTGCGACATCCTTCACCCAGGTGAATATCAGCCCCATTGTCTCGTTCTCGTATGCCATAATCCAAAAAATCCTCCTATCTGGCTGTCAGACTCTCTATATGCAGACTGTGTTCCTCAGCCCACTTCACAACACCATCGACTATGAACTTGTCCACATAGCCTTTCCAGTTGCCTACATATACCCTGCAGGCTATCTCCTCACCATATCCAGTGTACTTGCCAGTGGCTTTGCTCTTACGCTGTCTCTGCCTCTTCACCGCTATCACACTGCCCCTCTCATCCAACTCGGATGCATAGGACTTCGAACTGTCGAACTTCAGCTCATCACCCTTGAGGAATCCAATCATATTGTACTTCGGTGCGGAGATCTGTATTGTCTGCCCTTTGGCGACTATCGATTTCGCTATGTATGAATTGTCGTGTGCCATAGTGAAACCCTTCCTCATTGTATCGGCTATCTCGCTTGCAAGCTCGTTCAGCGGTGGAAATCCGAACTTCTCCCAAGCCTTGGAATAGTGTCTCTGTACGAGTACTTCCTTGTCTGCCTTGAACTTCCCAGAGGTGTACCCACCATCACCATAGCTTATCGATACATTCTGATATCCACCCTTGTACTTCTCGCCATAGCTTGTGCTGAAGTTTCCCTCGGTGTATGTCTTGGATTCCTTAGCCATAATGGTTAGCCTCTAAGTGTTATGTATGTGTCGCAAGTCCTAAACTTGTCATATCTTCCCTTGAACTTGCTCTTAGCCAAGTCTTGTGAGATAGACACCACGATATATGTCAGCCCAGTGGATGACTGAATCATCTTGTCGTTTATCTCGACTTGAGTCCTGTCTGGTGTCTTTATCACGAGGGTATGCAATGTTGTCTGGAATGTTCCATCCACCATATCGGGTTCGGACTCGACACTCCTGTATATCTTCGCCTTGATGTAGAAATCGGCTTCCTTGTTCCATTTCAGCCTCGCACCCCTTGCATTTTTCTTGTCCTGCTTGTGAACCTCGAAAAGCTCGTTGTACGCATTGTAGTTTTGTCTCAAGTCCATAGGCTAGAGCCTCCACCAGAACGAATAGAACCCTATTCCAGAATTGAGACTTCTAGTCCACAGTCCTGCAAGCTCAAGCTCACGCTGGCACTCTATACCTATCTCGCGCTGTCTTATGTCGTTCTTGCTCAATATGGGGTATCCATCATCGTTCAAGCCCATGCTCTCGGTTATCGCTGTGTTGCTGAATATATAGAGTACCTGTTCTATCACAGCAAGCTTGTAGTGGTATCTCTGGTTGTCCGAGGGCTTGGAATAGAACTTCCCTATGTTGCCCGAGAAATGCGTGTCTATGTAGTTGTTGAGTCTTCTCTGGATACGCTCTATGAATGCCTGTGCTGCTGCGTGAGAGTCTCCATCGACCATATTCCCCTCGACCAAACGGAACACGAGGTTTATCCCAGTGTACTGCTGAAACTCCTCGGGTGATACGAGAAGTCGGTTCAAGTCCATTCCGTTCGGAGTCCTCACATCGGTCTTCTTGACAAATGTGGCATCAGCTCCCTTGACTGTATATACTGTCCTGTCATCTATCTCATTCTCAGCTCCACCAAATGTCTTTATGTCTTCAGCCATCTTTCTAATCCTCCGTATGTATGAAATTATTATAAAACAAAAAAGCCCCTTATAACGAGAAACAAGGGGCTTGACTAGGGATTTTTTGCACGCATATGCCACTTGGAAGAAGTCTTTGGCCAATATCAAGAAAAGTATGGCATATCACGCAAGAGGTATCAGAAAGGCATCCATCTACTTTAAAGGAGAAAATGACTCTGCAAGAATATCTATCGTTTACCTTATGATGAAAGTTTTATTAAAAGAAAGGATTGATACCTCACTGCTCTATATTACCACTAGCAAATAAAAAAATCCATACTTCTCACCACAAAAAGTATGGACTTGCACATTTTGAGGTTTTATCCCCACGCACACTGATATACTACTTTTATAAAATTAATCAAGCGTTTTTGCAAAATAAAAATGCCTTGTGCTTTTTGCACACAAGGCACGAAATTAGGTAAAGTTGGATACTAGGACACTGAATACCCAACGCTCTAATTATACTACTTTTTTGTTGACAGCTACTGCGCCATCGGTCTTGGCGATAATCAATCCGTTGGAATCACATCCGAAGAATCTCAAGGCACTTCCAGCCACGGAGATATCATTTCCGATGGGCTTAATCTTGTCGCTAGAAAGTTTGACACCATAGTTGTGGTCGACAGTATCGGATCCGATCTGGGTCACAAGCAAGTTTCCAGGCAAGGTCAAGAAGGACTCGACTGCGGTTGTTCCAGTTGTAGAACCAGCCTTGGTGGCAACGAACAATCTGCCAGCTGAGGATGCCTTCAAGGTTGTACCCAATGATACGAAGACTCCAGGGACTTTGTTGTCGGGTACATAGATTCCGTGATAGAGGTGGTAGTCTACTGCCCATCCATCGAATCCGAGATGTACACTGTCGGAATCATAGACATGCATTCTGCCCAAGATGTCGAAAATCAATGTGGTGTCGGCTGATACTACCATATAGTTGATGGATTTTGCTCCATCGGCAGGTGCATATCCATTGTCAGTAAGTGTAATCTTGTTGAAGAAACGACTTGAAGGAACTTTAATCAAAGGTCTTCCAAGGAATGTCTCAATCTTGACCTTGATTCCACCATAGTCGATTTCGGAGACTCCCAAATAACGAGTAATCTTGGCGGAATTGACAAGCAAGTTGTGAATCTCGGGATTCACGAAGATGACTTGTTTCTCCTCGGGTACACCCATATCGAAGAGCTTTGCAAGGGCATTGCTGAGCAATGTGAAGATGTCTTGCTCTCCACCATCGGCAGTAGGTGTCTCGGTGACCAAGTTTCCATAGGACAAGTTGGCACGGGATGCAAGATATGCGAAACGGAATGCATCAACCTCGGGTACAACGGATTCACGAGGGAACTGTGATACGACATAGGTCAAAAGCAAATCATCGATTTTCTTTCCTTCTACACGGTCAATTTGGAACTCGACACCACGGTTGCATTGAAGATTGAATTCCTCGAACTCGAGCTTGGCATCGTTTCTCTTGTATCCATCACCACCAGTTGTCTGGTAATGTACATAGTCGGCTGCAGGTGTGGATTGATTTACAGCCTTGTAGTTTGCAAGTCCACCTGAAGAACCCTTAGGCAACTTGATGACTCCTGCTCTGTTGAAATCTGGCTCGATTGTTGCATATGCTGCAGGTGCATACTCTCTCAAGATATCAGTCTTGGACTCGTGTACGAACACTGTGTCCAATGCTTTCTGATATAGCTTGATGGTCTCATTTGAAATGTTCATAATCTATCTATATCCCCCTAAAGATGAACATACTGCTTAGCCTACCAGCTTGGAATATCCCAATGCCTCGGCTATTCTGCTCTCATTGTCTCTTCTCGAATCTGCCTCGGTGTTTCCGCTTGTATGCGAACCCACCTCGGGAACAACTACCTTGGAAACCCATTCGGGATGTGTCTTGACAGCCTCGGTCAATGCCGATGCGCTGAACTCCGTGCCAGTACCCTTGAACCATATGTCGACATCCTTAACACGATCTGGATTGATATGGTTGTCCTTGAGGGCTGCATCCCTCTCGATTTGCTTCAGCTTGGTCTCGGTCTCCGCAAGCTTCGAATTGGACTCGTTCAACTTCTGCTCGAACTCATCCGCATTCTTCGCACCAAGCTTGGCATATACCTTGCCCAATCGGCTTTGGATTATGCTGTCAAGCTCGGCTTGAGTGAATGTCTTCTCAACTGTTGTTTTGTCGGTTGTTGTCTTCTCGGCTTGTGTGGATTTCTCCTCGACTGCTGAAGTCTCGGTTGCTGATTTCTCGACGGTTTGCTCAGGCTTGGCATCCTGCTGTTCCACAGAACCGCCCTTGTCGGCATTCTCATCGGTCTTCGGTGTCTCAACTTTCTCCTCGGCTGTCGGCTCTTCCTTCTTGATTTCTAAGTTTTTAATAAACATTTGAACTGTATCCTCGTTTCTTAGTGATTTTTATTATACAACATTTTTTATAAAGCACCTTATAGGCTATACGAGAGCAAAAGCTTGTCCTTCTCTATCAAGCCTGCAAGCTCCGCACTCGGTCGCATCTTGAATGCACGCATATGGAAGTACAGCCTGTTCCTGTATGCCTCCTGCCTTATCTCCTTGGGTGTCCTAGGTGGCAGTGTCTGGAACGAACCTCGCTTTCCCTCATCGTATCGCATATGCAGTTTGCTCAATGCGGTGTTCGGGTCTGTCTTCATCACATAGTCCATCGGCAACGATGTCATATAGTGTCGGCAGTTCGGTCTCGTAATCATATACACGGGACTGTCTATTACCCACTGATAGCTCTTGAATCCCTTGGTTCTCGCATACTCGAGTACATCCCTCGGTGCGTTCTCATCGACATAGTACTTTCCTTGGTAATCCTTGTGTCCTACAGCTGGGTCTCCGTGCGTTGAACACAGCCATATGTATCGGTGGCTGTATCTCGCATCATCCAGTGTACGCTTGACCGCCTCCTGCCTCTTCTCGCCATCGTAGTGCTGTGATGCATCCCACACCATAGCCATTCCGCCTTGATAGCACTCGGTGGCTATCCTTAGCCTCTCCCTGTCGTTCAGCGAGCTGAGATTCCTACCGCCTATGATTTTCTCGAACATATGCGGAAGTGTCGCCACAAGCCTTGGGATGAACAAGCCCATCCCTACCGCCGAAATCCCAACGAATCCATAGCCCTTATGCTCGAATCCGTAATAGACATTCCTGTCTATCGGCTTGTCATCCGTGAGGTCTATCTGCCAAGGCTCGCCACTGTAGAGTCCTCGGAACACCTCATAGCGTATCCTCGAAATCAGATCGTCATTGCTTGCCCTTGTGGCGTATGTCATCGCCGACATCTCCGCCACCATCGTTCTTGCTCTTCTTAGAAACACCCTCTTGCTTTCCGCTGTCCTTCGCAACGCTGTCGCTAATTCCATTCCTCAAAACCTCTTCTATGTTCTCGACATTGTTTCCCTCGTATACCGCAGGTGCGAGCAATGCCTCGTGTCTTGCCTGCTCGAGTCTCTCCTTCTCGGCTTGCTTCTCCTCATCGGTCAACCTGTCACGCCATAGGTTCTCCACATAAAGCTCGGTGGATATTTGCCCCGAACTCCAAGCCGAACCAAGCACCTTGAGTTCGGTCTCCAACGATGGATTTGCGAACTCGCCGAATCTTACCCCGACTCTTGTCCTGTCCTTCTCGGCTCTGAGGAAGAAATATCCGTTTCGCTTGTAGTCAGCCATATCCATCAAGTCCGTGAGGACATTCTCCAATATGGTCTTCTCCTTGGCTATTATGATGTTTCTGGTAAGCGTTGTTATCTTCTCACGCTCTCGATTCTCCAGAGGCTCACTCATCCCTGGATTCAATGTCACACCCAATGTAGCTACCGACATTATGCCATTGAGGATTTCTATGATTGCACGCCTTCTTGTCTTGTCGTACTGGTCTACATCCATATGAGGCTGGTCTATCATTATCCCACCGCTTTGGAGTCTCCCATCGCCATTGGGAATCACATCATCGTTCGTGACAACGAAATCCCTGTCGAATTCATCGGGTTCGACACGCTCGATTTTTATCTCGTGATTTCCGAATCCGTCGATCACTGGGACTTCGGTGGTTCTTAGCAAGCTCTCGGGTATGTATGTCTGAGGTGTAGACAGTCTCACCGCACGACCTTCTATGCTCCAAGCCTCATCGACCATATCGAGAAGGTCAAGCTTGCCTTCGCCGATGGAACGACCATAGAGACCGCCTCGCTTGTCCATAAGTATCGTTGTGGGAACAGCGAACAGCTTGCCTATGCCATAAATCACAGTCGAAGGTTTCAAGCCTTTTGTCTCCTCGAGAGTGTCCAAGCCGACCTCGGTGTTTCCACTGTCTTGCCAGTTCACCCAACGATAGAGATGGAAGTCTATGTGAAGGTCTCCGCCTCCGTTCTCTCCGCTTGTAGTGAGGTATCTCTTCTCCACAAGCATATACTTCAAGCCCTTGTCATCCTTGAAATAGTCGATGAAATCAATGCCAGTGATATGCTCGCCCCTTGCATGATATCGAACCCTGTCCGCTGTGTAGTAGTCAAGGCTCGGAGTACTCTCGTATGGACTGGATGAAATCTTGAAACATCCCGTGCCTTGTGCAAGAGTCAACGGAATTTGTTTCTGATTCACGATATGGAAAAGACCTGTGGATTCCTCCAAGTCCTCGGCAAGCTTCTTCTCATCGCCGACTATGACTGGAGTGCCGACAACATTGGTAAGCACATCTATGATGTCAGCAAAGAGATTGTCGTGCGTTCTCCTGAATGCCTTCTTGGAATTCACAGACCTTGCCCAGAAATACTGCATCCTGTTTCTTAGATATATCGGGTTGCTTGTGAAATATGTAGTCATCGACTCGGTGTAGAACTCAAGAAGCTCGCTCGAGTTTCCGTTGTACCAAGTGGTGTATTCCATTATCTCTCCAAGTCTGAGCATTTCCTCGTTGCTCACATACATCCTGTTGCTAGGGTTCATTTGTGTCAAACCTCCATATACAAAATATTATAAAGCAAATAAAAAGAGTTTGGATAAAAATCCAAACTCTAGAACAGCTTGACCTGCACATAATCCACCATATCGCAAATAGTGTGCGGTCGAATACGGATTCTCTATCACACATCTCACACCCTTTACAAGCATAATCTCGCAAAAGAGGCAAAAGTATCCATACCATATACTTCTCTCTCTCTCGACTTATGTCCAAGCGGTCTACCATAGGCTTGTATATATCTGGATAATTGTGTCCTTGAATCATCATATCTGCTCGATTCTCAAATCTTATGCAAGGAAAGAAACTGAACACGAAATCATCCTGCTTTATCTCATCGAATATCGATTCCTTGCCCTTCTCCCATTTATTCATCTCGGCAAGTCCATCACATAGTCCGTATGATCTGTCTTCACACAGTCGACATCTATTCCATCATAGCCCATCTCTTTCTCGACATCCTTGAAATGTCCGCTCTGCTCGAACAAATTCCATATTCTCATAATCCCTAGTGTCCTCCTATGTATCCCTAATTCCTAATACAAGTCAACCAAGCAAACTTTTTATCATCACTATTATAAAAACAAAAACAAATAGCAATATCATTCTCCCAATAACAGTTAATCTTACATAATCCAAGCTATTATGGTGCTTATCAGGAAAGTCAATTCGTATAACTACTCTTTTATACTGACTTAGATTTTCCTTAAACTCCTTTATGAAAAATACAAACTTCTCCAGATCAGTCTTTCCATACATTTCTTGCATATCCCTATCCCCTCTCAGTATTCCATATAGTACATCTTCACCTTCAGCTGTCTTCCCCTCTTGTCCGTGTCCACAGCATCGAAATCGAATATGAGCATCCCTGTTGCCTCGTGTGCAACACCTCTAGACAACTTCAACATACTCATTGCACCCAATATGAACGCCATATCCCTCTTGAAATCATCAGCACTGGTACATTCCCTATCAAATACTTTGGCATCCACATCAATCACCTTGGTGCTACTGCCCAGATACCACTTCTTCACAATCACTATCTTCCTCACACGATTCACCATATAGTCCAAATTGAAACACTTGCTGAAATCACGCATCTTCCCTAGCCTCGCTATTTTTTCTCTATGCTGTTTTGGAATGCTTTTACAAACATCTCAGCCGTTTCTTTCTCATAATTTCCACAAAGATATCTATTGAGATATTCATTCGTTTCTATATCATGCGAAACACGCATAAAGAAATCTTCAAACTTGTCAAAATTGTAATCACCTTCAAACTCCTTTGGAATCTCTATCTCTATTTTCATTTTGCTTCTTCCGCCTCCCACTTAGCCTTATAGCAACTCATACATATGATTTCCCTCTCGCCTAGCCTGCTGTCATCATAGAAAGAGAACCACAGCTCTTTATCGTTCTCATCATAACCGCATACATCGCATTTCATAAGCGATGCAACGATGCCCCATACATAATCCAAATGTTTCCTAATATCCGTGTCCTCGTATTCGACACACTCAGCCTCACGCTTGAGGTTTCCTGTCTCGCTATCCTCCAGATCGGAATCTATCACTATCCTCTTGTAATGATTTGGATACTTGTACAGCTCCTTCAGGAACATCACAAACTTCTCAAGACACTCCGATTTCCATTTCCTCCTGCTGATTTCCTCTTCCAATTCCTTCATTTTTTCTTTTCCTCCCCATATTCCACAATCACGCCGAACGATGTCTTATCCACAATCACTCCAAACAAAGCCTTCATCCTCTCACAGATATATTCCTTGAAAGTTCCACAGTCCTTGCCATTGCCACATATAATATGCAGTCTCTCATCGTTGAGATTCCTGGTAGGAATGCTGCCTATCAATGTGCTTATGAACCCTGTTGTCTCCTCATCCCTATCATTCAAATCTTCCATTTCTGTGTCCTCCTCACATCTCCAATTATACGCTTTTTATAAAATTATAAAAAACACGGGTCTCCCCGTGTTATTCCCAATATCGCCACCCACCCATATCCTTAAAAGGATACAGCTAGATTATACCTTATCAGTGAATAACCGCGCCTTAATACACTATCTCTGCTTGAACTGCCCCCAAGCCATCAAGTAAGCCTTCAATGGTGCCCACGCATATTCCCAGGCATTCAGTGCGTGGTCGTTGAGGTTCTCCCTCGTCTCGCCCTTGTCGCCTCTTCGGCTCTCGTCCATCTCTCTTATGAGGTTCTGGCACTTTCCGCATATCTGGCACTCCCCATATCCGAGAAGCCACCTTATGAAATCAACTCGGGTCTGTATCCCCATCTTCGTGCTTCCAGTCGCCTGCGCCCTGTACAAAAGCTGTCTTCCGCATTCCTTTATGAACGCATCACGGAATCCGATATCCGCACAGTCGATGTACACGGGTATCATCCTCCCGTTGAACAAGTCTGGATGTCCTTTCCACACCACATCCTGCCAGTGCTTTATCACATTCACGCACGCACGAACCTCCTCATCCTGAGTCATCGGCTTCAGCTCCCCATCGTTGCTGTGGAACCACTCGTCTATCGCAACTATCTTCTGGCAGTCCGAGGTCAAACCAACCAACTGCACTGTCGTCGCACTCTTCACTCGACCATCCTTTCTTATATGCCCTTCCCCGTTGCTCAATCCCGTATCTATCCCTATCGAGAACGCCCTGAAACGCATCCTCATCACATCCTCGACACTCACTATGTTCCTGCTATGCACGAACTCGGGATACACACGCTCCGTGCTGTTTCCCCACATTCCAAGTCCTTCAACCTTGTATATCTCGAGTGCATGGTCTCGCATATACTCCATGCTCGCATCGTACTCGGGTGTCCTGAACTCGTTCACCCTGTATGTGCTTTGGTGCAGGTACAAGCCCCTTCCGAATCCAAGCTGGAAATCCCTGTCGTAGCAGTCCAGATACGCATTCTTCTCCAACTGCTCGAAACTCGGGTCTAGCCTGCCAGCGAACATCTTCTCGTACACCCAGTGCTTCCTGCTCCAAGGGTTCATAGCCATCGTTATCTGGATCTGCACACCTGGTGGCAATTCGCCACGCAACGAACCATCGAGCTTTCTGAACGCATCGTAGTCGCTCATCTCGTACATTTCCTCCATATACGCATCGCTCAACACCCCGTGTTCCACAGCCACCGAGGTTATGCCTGTCGGGTTGTTGAACCCCTTGAACATTATCTTCTGTCCTGTCTCCCTGTACACTATCTGCCTCGGATTCACCATCACCTTGAACAAGTCGCCTATCGCCAGCTCCTCGATTATGCCCTTCAGTCTCGCATATGTGCTTGTGAGGTTGTCGCTGTCGTTCTGTCTTATCATCACGATGTTCCTGAACTCGTTCGACATTATCTTGAACAGCGGCTCGAGTCCGAGCATATCCGTGGACTTCTTCGTGTTTCTCCCTCCGACATTCGCCCTATACCTGCACGGGTTGTGCAGCCAGTATGCGTTCGTGAACAGCTCCGTGTCGTATCCGTATCCGCACAGCTGCGAGAGGTTCAGTATCCTCTCCTGCCCCTTCCTCGGCTTATCGTATCTCAATCCCATGACTTATCACGCATCCTTCCCATCACCGCTGTCATCATCACCACTCGGAGACTCGGACACCATGTGTTCCTCGACACTGGCATCCACCACGCCCATCACCCTCCCAGGCTCGTGAGGCACGCTTCCGCCCTGTCCGCCCATGACGACACGCACCGATGCCTCCTTCTCGCCGACATCAGCCCTCCGTGCGAGTCCGTACTCCTCGGGGAAACAACGCTCCATTATCCACGCCAACGCAGCCCAGTTCCTTCCGCCATCAGCCTCGCCAGCCTTCAATATCCCACTCATGCACCTCTCCGCAACCGCCGTCTCCGCCTTAGCCATGCCAACATACAGCCTCGAACACGGAGTGTCCTTCCCCTCGTCCACATCCTCCTCACCCTGACTCATCCACCTGTCCATCCTAGTCCTCGATATCCCGTATCTCCCACATATCATCCTCAGTGGAATACCCTCGCCACGCAACCTCAGTATCCCGTCTACCACCTCGCCCTCTGGCAACTTACGCCCATACACCACTTGGATCTGTGTGTCCGTGCCAGACTGTGTGTCCGTGCGGACATCCGCTCCGCCACGGGTAACCTTCTTCTTACTCACCTTACCAACTGTCTTCTTAACCGCCATATATGTGTCCTCCTTACTTAACTTACGGATTACTTACCGCCTTATTATAAACCCTCGGACAATCTATTAACCACGCAACTATCCCAACACCCCAAATACACCCCAAACCACCTCATTCTCGGACATAGTGGACACACTTGACACCCTTTTTTAAATCTTTCTCTATATATATTTCCTATATTCTTTACATATATACTATATTGTTATACACTTTTTTTTTCTTGATAATAGTTTATGGAAAAACTATGTCAACTATGTCCGAAAATGAAAAAGTGCCGATGAATACTAGCTTTTTTTGTGACATAGTTGCTACCACAAACTATGTCCTAACTATGTCCTAACTATGTCCTTTATCTCATACTGTGAGGTATCTGTATTATCTGTACTATGTCCAACTATGTCCTAAAAACTATGCTTTTTCTTTACTAAATCGCTATTTTGTTATATGCCTAGGACATAGTTTATTCGAGGGGAAAACACCCCTTAAAATCACCCCAAAATCAGCTACTTTCAGCCCCTAAAATCATCCTAAACCACACCCAAATACTTCTGTGATTCTTATTCTTGACCCACGCTACCCGACCTCAATTCGACCTTATCACACACCCAATCAGCCCCACAAATCACCCTGTGATTAATACCCGTGATTATCAACAACCCCCTTTTTTTATACCCCCTGTGTTTTGGGCAATAGCTTTTAGTCTTGGCTGTCCCTTCACCCGTACCCCCTTAATACCCCCCCATTGCTTGCTTCCTTGGTTATCCTTTACGACAACACAACGGGAGTGGTTAACCTATCTAGGGTGGGCTTGATTGGGTACTTTTTGGTACATTGAGGGGTTAGCACTCGGGGCAAATGACTGCTAAATATATGGAAAAGGGATTAATTGCTTCATTTTCATTTTTGCTTGCCAATTTGAAAATGATTTACAAATTGTGGCTGGTAGTAAATTAGTAGTTAGTTAGTTAGTAGTAAATTAGTAGTTGGGCTGTTTTGGGTTGTTATAAGTTGGTGGTTAGGGGTTATGAATTTGAAAATGATTTACAAATTGGGTTAGTGGTGCCTGGGGGTTAAATGGTGCTGAAACAGTGCGGAGTTTTACCCGTGATTAGTTAATGTTTTCGAAATCTGTTATAAAACTCTCGAGTTCCTTTTCCCTGTTTGAGATGTCGAAGTCTGGGAATTCCTCGAAGTCATCGCTTAATAATTCTTTGACAGTGCCGAGGATGTCGGAAAGATTTATTTCTCGGTTGAGCAGGTCGAAGAGGTTTATTTCTTTTCACAAAGTCGGATAGTCAATTCATCTCCATCTTTGTTTTCAAATGAAATATAACGAGATTCAAAGTCTCCAGGATTCCATGAATGAGAATATTTGTCATCATTCCAGAAAGAGTCATCAGCATGATATTTGAGTTCTTTAAAAATGGGGGGGGATATTTTTAAATGATTATATTTGTTTACGATTCTTTAAAACATAATATGCCCATTGAGCCGGATGTCTGTAGTTTTTTTCTTCGCCTAGCTTTTTCAATTGCTGAAATGTCCGACATCTGCCACACTGATGTCTGTTTTCGACTAGTTGATTTTTCTTAATTAGTGCTAGTTCTTTCTTGTCTTGTATTGCTATTTCTCTTGTGTTAAGAGGCAGATAGGCATTGCAAAAAGGGCAGCACCTATTAGGCAGCATCTGAGACGGCATGAAGGAGTGGAGGCAATGAGGGCATGTTTTTATTATTAATGAATCGTGTACTGTTTCATGCTTATGGCTGTTTTTTAAGGTACTATTTAAGCTCCATGATCTCGGAGCATCTGGAAATCCGAAGCGGTAAATGTTCCCCACAAAATCAAAAATAGAAGCTCTTTTATTTGGGTTTTGGGGGTCACTTCGGAGGGCTCTTCCTGCCTGCTGGATAAATAGTGTTAATGATTGGGTAGCTCTTAATAAGAAAACGCAATCGCAAGAGGGAACACTGAAGCCTTCACCGATTAAGTCAACATTTATAAGGATTTTTATTTTGTCATTTTTAAAATCATCTATTATTTTATCCCGTTCGAGCGGGGAGGTTTCCCCATTGAATTCGGTGGATACTCTGGCATTGAAATGCTCGTTAATTTGTGTTTCTAATTTCTTGCTATAGTCGACTGTAGGTGAGTAAATAATAGTCTTTTTGGACAGGTCGATATATTTTAATATATCTCCGTAAATTGCTTTTTTGTCCAAATGTAAGGCATTGTCTATGGTGTCAAAATCTCCACTTTTTAGCTTCCACTTTGCAAAATCGAAGTTCAAATCGGGGCTAAAATAATCATAATCAACTAAGTAATTATTATTGACTAAATAGGCATAATCCGCACCGACTATAAGGTGGTCGAAGATTTCACCTAGGGGTTTTCCATCCAATCGGGCAGGGGTTGCTGTAAATCCGATTAAAGCCACACCAGAATAAGTGGATAATACATGCTTGAAACTGGCAGAGGTTGCATGATGGCATTCATCTATTATTATAAGAGAATAGGGTTTCACGCCTGTTTTAAGTGTGTTTTTGAAACTTTGAATCATGGCGATATCAATACGATCCGTGGATATTTGGAATACCTGGAAAGCTTCCATGGTTTGCTTTAATAGCTCTTTTCTATGTAATAAAATAAGCACTCTATTATTTGGTTTTTTAAGTGTGTTCAAATAGGCTAGATAGCAAAAAATAGCAGTCTTTCCTGCACCACAAGGAAGCACACAGCAGAGTTTTTTATATCCATTTTTAAAGGCATCTCGACAATTATTAACTATAGTTTGCTGGTAGTTTCTTAATATTAATTTCATATTTTAGCTCCCTATTTTTTTAACAAAAGCCGTGATATTTCACGGCTTAATTTTTTTATAATATTTTAAACTCGATTTTATCCCCAGTTTTGCGGTTAAGCATTAACAAGGATTGTTTTTCATCCTGCCACAAATAACAATAATCATTATTCATAAGGTTAGTAATTATATTCTCGTAATAGTTTTCGTACATCCCCATTTTAGAAGTGATGCCATTCTTAGTTATTGAAATAATTATTTCTTTATTCATTGGCTAATCCTGTCTTGTGTACATATATTTATAATTGCCTTGATTGATTGTTAACTTTATTTTGGATTTTGAAGCGTTTAGTTCGGCTTCTGTTGTGGTGTTGTCCTGTGCTTCTTGTTTTGGGGTCTTGATATCCCAGTTAATGAAGTTTTTGAAATCATCAATCGAGAATTTTTTAGTAATTGTCTTTTTGGTTAGATGGGATTCAATATATTTTACATAATCATCAAGAATAATTGCTTCTCTATCATTTGCAGTATCCAAATACAACTCGTGTTCATTCTCATAAGCATATATAAAATAACAGTTTTTAATCTCTAAATCTCTAACTGCTTCAATAATCTTCTTTAATGTGGTCTTTTCCATAATATTTTCTTTCTGGGATTTGCCCTCGTCGCTTGTTTTTTTCAAGCGTGGATATTGTCTCATTATTTGGAAAAAAAGTCAATCACTTTTTTATAAAATTATTTAATTTTTTATATTTCACATTGCTAAGGGGCGCGGTTTTTGGAATACCTGTTGCTGTCCTGTGATTATGTCCCTATATACCCATTTTGAGGGGGGATATGTCGAAAATAAAAAACGGAGTTCCGTGGAAGGAAATCCGCCAAAAGGAGGTTATCCAGGAATCTAGAAAATCCTGGATAGCTTTTTCAATGAAAATTATAATGACTAATGCCTGAAAGCATCATATATATTTTATAGAAACATCGTGTGGAAAGCAAGGGAGGTGTCATCCGATTATCTCGGATTCGACATCTACTGAGGCTTTGAGGTCTTCAAGCACCTTCTTCTTATCGAGGCTCTTTGCTATCTTGCTTATTCGATAATTCGTACAGTTCACATACATGTTGATTTCCCTCGTGAATGCCAGACCTTGCTTGTCGAAACTGAGATAGTTTTGGAGCAGGGTTTTGGCTATATGTGTTTCCTTGACAAGTGATTCGAATGAGGAATAGGAAGATTCCTTTCCATTAATCACAGTGTGATAATCTCTCTGCCCTCCGCTCCAGACGGAAACTCCGTTTTCATCGAGATAGCAATATTGGTTGACCTGCCTTTTCAAATCATAGAATGCTTTGTTTGCATCCACCGAGATTGGATTGTATTCCACACCCAATGCGGATGCAAGCTCTGCGAAATTATCGAAGCAGTCATCAACTCCATTATGGACTATCAGCTCGTAGCTGTACCAAATCTTTATACCTAGGTTATTGAGAAAATGCTTGAACCATACAATGTTGGTAGGATTCGGATACATGGTCATTCGCGCGAGCATCTTGAATGAAATCATCCCATTCAGATAATTGACTAGGTTGTTTCTGAAAGGGAAGGGATAATCCATGAAACTTACAAGTGAGTTCGGATAGGTGTAATCATTCCTTGCCAAAAATCTCTCGTCCATTGCTCTGTAGCGAGGCATCATGTAATCGATGCCTTTTATATCGTACAGTTCCTTGTGTGGATAATCATTAGCTGTCACCATCATTTTGTTCATTATCTCACTTGGTGCTGGTTTTTTAGATTTCATTCTCATTGTTTGTGTTCTCCACCATTGCTCTAGCCATCTGTGCCTTGTTCCTGTCGATAGACTTGTTCGCAAGCCTAAGTCCGAAATAGACAGTCATATGGTTGACTCTTGCCTTCTTGAACTTCTTACGCATTGACTTTCCCCAGATTGTCTGGGATAGCTTGGGTTGATTCTCCTTCAAAGCCCAGGTGATGAAGCTGTTGTACAGCTCACTTGCTGTGTTGGGAAAATCCTCGGGAGCTGTATCCGTGCATTCATCAAGCCATATCTGAATTTCATCGGATTCTTCCTTGTATTCGTTTGTCAAGTCGAGTGAACACTGAGGAATATCCGCAAGACCTTTCTTGAAATACATCTTTGCCCCTTCAATAAGCCACGCAAGGATCTGTGGATATTCATTGGCTAGTTTCTCACTGAGATGCCTGTCCACCTCGGATTCCTTGAGACCTAAATCGAAGGGTAGCACAATTATTCTTCTCCATATGCCATTGTCAGCTCCTGTTATTCTAGGTTCGTAATTTGTCGTGATTATAACCTTGCTCGTGAACTTGTAACTGAACTCATTCGCATAGAGGTATCTGGCAGTTATTTCACCTGTTCCACTGGTGATGTTCTTCACAAGACCTTCGTTCAGCTTGTCTCTAGCTCCAACCTCATCAATCCATACTAGTCTCTTAGCCTTGATTCTAGCCAGTGAATTGTCATTGTTGTTTGAGCTGTAGCCATCCATAACCAAGTCTTTCTTAGCCGATGTCGCATAATCTCCCAATACTTTGCTGACAGTATCGAGGAGAATGGATTTTCCATCATTTCCATCTCCATAAAGAAAGAATATCTTCTGTTCTCTAGTTTCATCAGTTATCGAGTATCCAAGCATGCGATGGACATAATCATATGTCTCGGGATGATTCTTGAGAACATTCTTCAAGAACTTTATGAATTGCGTAGGCTTGCTTTCGAAGTCTGGTGCATATGGAACACACTTTGTGAAATAGTCCAGCCTGTCATTCTCTTTGACCTCTCCAGTCCTCAAATCGTATGTGCCTTTCTTAGTGCATAGCAGGTCAGGATTTTGGTCGAACATAGCATTGACCACTGGTGTCTCACCTACTGTCTGCGATTCGGAGAGACAGTTGTCCTTGCCTTTTTTGGAACGGAGATACGAGATGTTTTTCATCATTGACTTGTATTTTCTTACCGATGCTTCCGAGGGGGGATTTTCTTCAGTCCTTCCGTTTATTTCTTTGTCGGCAAAGTCATCTGCCTCTGTCTGCATCTTTGCGACCATTTTGTCTACGAGGGTTCTTACCCTGCCAACCATATCACTTTGCCAGTAGTCTCCATTCCAGATCATCCATATTTTGTTCTCCACATTCCAACGAAGGTCGCATCCGAATGAATCAATGAACCTGTGTGCATTTCCCACATCATCATATGTGTAGTATACCGAAAAATCATCTTGGATTTCATCAGTGTTCTTGCTATTGTAATGTACGAGAGAGCAGGCTTTTCGTATTGTGGTGACTCGGTAATCTTTCCTATCAATCCACTTCCTTATATGCCTGTCATTCTTGCTTTGAAACCAAGGGGATAATCTGAAAAGCCTGTCTATTTCACTCGCATTCTTGCCTGTCCAGAATGCAAGCTTGCAACACAATGACATATCATATTGTGAATCACCTATCATTTCATTGTGATCTGTGTTGTTGTAAAGCTCTGCCAGTTTCTTGTCTCTCTTGAGAAATTCATCTATACCACCCTTGAACTGAGGAATCCTCTCATCAGCATACATGGGTGTGGGTGCTAGTTTCTTCATATATTTTTCAAGCAACCACTGGATGTCGGTTTCCTTCAAGTCATAGTTCGTGCCTGGCAGTGGTGATTCACTCATTCTTATGACCTTGTGGGTCATTCCAGAATTGTATATCTCCAATCCCACTGGTGTATTGTCGCATTCGATTACAATGCCATTGGAATCAACTATTTGTCTCTTGTTGGTGTAATACGAATCCTTGTCCCAAGTTGTCTTTGAATAGAAGACAATGTGGATTCCAGTCCTGCTAGGACTGTATTCCGCATATGAGGCTATTTTGTCGATTATCTCCATAATGTTCGGATTTATCTTTCCATTGCTGTCTATGCAGTGGTCAATGTCAATAGCACACAAGTTGAGTCCACTTTTTGATGTGAACAAGCCCAATGAGATTCCATCATATCCGTTTGCCACAAATTGCTTTGCGGTCTTGTATGATGTGAAATCGGTTATCACATCTGGTCTTGCAAGTTCACCATTCACTCTGTACGGGACTTTGTTCTTGTTGAGGCAGAACATTCCATACTGCTTAAGAATCTCGGGTATGCCATTGCTCCAAAGTTTTCTCATATGCCATTGTCTCCTTTTCAAAAACAGCTTTTCAGCTGTTTCAAATATTACCTAATTTCTTTCGTATCTACTTCTAGAAAGGCAAGTCATCATCATCCTCGATTGCGGATGCTGTCTTCTTCTGCTCGGGTGCAGGCTCGGCAGGTCTCTCTTTGTTCTGGTCTTCCAAAGTGATAAGTTTGTGAGCTTGTTTTTCCATATCAGCACGACATTTCTCATCTTGCCAAGCTTCAGTACTTCTCATAGACTCGAGTCTAACTGCCTTTGCCACAAGTCCTTCCTTGTTGACATACTCGTGTTCCTGGAATACACCTATGAAGAACTTGCCTATAAGTGTCTTTTCATCGAAGTTGGATTTGGCAAAGGAATAGCCCTTGTTAGATTTCTCTATTGCTATGATTCTTGATTTGAACAAGCCCATTGCCTTGACTGAGTAGTACAGTCTCGTAGTTCCTTGGAAGTTCCATTTTTCCTTGGTGCTGGTCTTTGAGAAATATTTCAAGTATTCGGTATTCTTGCTTCTCACGATGTCGAAATGCAGTTCGAGATATTCCTTTCCAGACTCTTCTGGATGGTCTATCACGTCTACAATCTTCAATGCATATATGCCGCAAGGAAGTGAAGCTATTCTTTCACCCTCCTCGCTGTTTCCAAATGTGTCCCAGTTATCAATTCTTTTCATTTGTCATTTCCTCTTTCTTTTCATCATTGGTTGTCAGCTTAATATCGTAATAATCTCTAATTGTGTTTTCAACAAGTTTCAAATCATTGTCTATGTATTGCTCATTGAACATTCCTATAGGTGTCTTTGCTGTAGTCAATCCATCGGGATCTGATGTCTCGAACACATACTGCTTTTGATTCTTGCAGGCATATAGGATGATTGTAAACAATCCATCGATAGTCAACTGATTGTCCAACATTTTACCCAATGTCTTCAAGTGCATAAATCCATCATCATCCTTGGAAACATGATGCAGGAAGAACACAATCACATTCTCTGGCAGTTCATCCTTTACGAATCTAAGCAACTTTTGGAAGTTGAATGCCATCATTGTGAACTTCTCGTATCCGACCTGCTTTGCCTTGTCGAAACTCTCGAATGCCATGAGATACTGGCTGTCATCAATTATGAAAGTCTTGCACTTGGAACTCATGCACTTCATAGTGCTTTCGATTTTTCCATAGTCATGAGTCTCCATAATGTATTTCTTCATTCCTGTTGCCTTGAAAGGCAATGATTTTCCTGCCACCTCGTATATGAATATCTCACCTGGCTTGTATTTTCTAAGGGAGCTTGTTTTGCCAGAACCACTAGCTCCCATTACCGCAACTACCATTCCCATAATTTAATTTTGTGTCCTTTCTTTCCAGTTGCAGAACTGTGCAACTGGACAATAGTCCTCGCATCTTCTCGACACACCTGGTCTCACCTCGAGATAGAGATGATCACTATCCGTGTCTATCAAGGCTTGTGCCTCCTCGGCTGTCGAACATATCTTGACAGCCGATTTTTTCCCTTGCTTCATCACAGCATACAAGGTAGGTGATGCCCATCTTTCCTCCTCGGAGCAGATAGGAATATCATTGTCTGCCATAGTTTCGTATCGTTTTATTGTGGTGACTCTTTCCCTAATCCACTGGTCTATCTCCTCCATATCCGAGTCTGTTATTGTGTATTCCCATACATGTATCGCACTCTCGGGATATGGTCTTCCTTGAATTGCCGCAAGTCTCTTCTGATTTTTGTTCCAATCCTTTAGGAACATAGTGAACTTGAGTCTGGATACTGTCTTTCCATAGGCTTTGAGTATCCACGCATACTCGAGTCCTTGCCTTCTATACTCGGAATAGTCACCTTTCAGGACCTTGGTGACAGTGGCTGTCTTCCAATCCACGACTGTTTTCCATCGGGGATTGTACAAATCCATCCTTCCCACGATTTTTGTTCCGTACTCATCACCTATCTCACGCTCAATGTACTTCTCAGCTTGCATGAAGTGAGACATATTCCCGTACTGGAGAACTTCGTGTACTGCTTTTCCGAACACAAGCCACACGCAGTCGGACGCATCGATTTCTATATCATTCCAATGTCTCCTTTCGAGCACGGAAGCCTTGCAAGGCTTAATCAATTCGGTGACATGATATACATTGTCCACAGGATTGTGTCCATCGTCCTCCATACAAGCATTTATGATTTGCTTGGGGAGGAAATCCTTGTTCGTGTATTTCATATCTATTCCCCTTTGATTTCGGCTATGAGCTTCTCTATCGAAGCTTTCTTGAATCTAGCCTCGATTGCCTTTCTCTTGGATGAAGGGATGCGGTCTTCTCTAAACCAGTTGGCAAGAGTCTGAGGTGTGCAGTCGAGAACATTGACAGAATACTGAATCAAGGTCAAATCCTTTTCCTTCATATCATTGGAAATCTTGATTAGCAACTTGTCAGTGATGTTTCTTTTCTTTGCTTTTCTACCCATTTTTTTAATTCTCCTAACACTTGCTATTATAAGCAATTTATAAAATAATGCAATAGTTTTTTGATAAAAAATAAAAAAGCACCTATGAGATGCTTTATATTTTCTAAATGGCAGAACAACGAAGATTCGAACTCTAGCAGGGATTGCTCCCTCTACGTCCTTAGCAAAAACGCCCCTTGAACCGCTTGGGTATTGCTCCAATGCTTTCAATTATAAACCATATGTCTTATAATTATATAGAGGTTTTTGAATTATGAAAAATGATTGGGATGCAATGAAGAACAGCTATTTCCTAAACAAGAATGCATCATACCATAGATGGATTATATCCAAGGAAACAGCCGAGGAAATCAAGGATAAGGGTTATCTTCATCTTGATGGAAGATTGTTCGTGTACAAGGATGGAAAGTATTATATCGAGACCAAATCGAACAAGCTCTTTCCTGTAAAAGTCGAGGGAACTAAGGTCAAGCTCTCCGATGACTTGCAACACGAGATAAACAATCTTGCAAGATGCATTAATCTGGCCAAGCGTAGAAAGGAAAAGAATGAAATCAAATGACACCTGAGCATAAGCTGATGAATCAAATCCGCATCAAGTGTTCAAAGCTCGGATATGTCGTAATCCGTATGAATGTTTTTAAAGGTGTCCTCATAAATCCTAATGGAAATGATAGATATATGGACAGTGGAATTCCTGAGGGGTTTCCAGACCTTATGGTGCTGAGGAATGATGGAAAGGCATGTTTTGTGGAGACTAAAATACATCCTAGGAAACCCACAAAGATTCAGCTTCAGAGGCAGGAACTTCTCAGATCACTTGGATACCATGCAGGAACAGCATACACTGTCGATGAAGCTATGGAGATAATAGAAAAGGACTAGCATTACGCTAGTCCTTTTTTCTCTAATAAATGTTAGAAATATGAATAAATATTGGAATTTGTTTACTTGATAATGACTTCTGTGTTCTTATTGTAATAGCTTATTCATAATGCCTTATTTTGTCTTGTCTTCTTTCCTTATTATAATCTCGTATTGCTTCTTGTTTATCGAATCCAACAATTTGTATCTGAACAGCACTGCTCCAAAGTCACTTGTCTTGTAGATGTACGACAATGAATTCAGTGTTGCTCTAGGCTCGGTATATCGCCTTTTTATAATATTCTCCACAAGCTCATTCTTGTATCTGTAGAATGTGTTCAAGCTGTTATTCAATGCAAGATACACGGAAGACCTATGAATCTCGACTATGCTGAATTCTTCTGCATCATCGTGTATGTCACTTTCCACATAATCAACATAGCACATCCTCATATGTGGTCATCCCTCCAAGTCCAAAGCACAAGGTAGGTCTTTCCATCGATTTCGACTACCCAAGCCCAGTTCTTCTTTTCGACAATCTCGACTGCCTTCCCTGTCTCCTTCTCGTATTTCTCGAGTTGCATACTTACCCAGTACAGCTCATCCTCATAATCCAAATCAGCTGTGTCTTCTGCATTCTCGGAATGCTCCCAAATCACCTTGGATTTGTCATTGCCAAGCTTTTCCCTAATCTCTATGTAATTCTCGTAGTCTTCCAAATCATTGCCTTTGATAGTCCATAATCTTCTTTTTATTTCATTGCTTATCTCTCCAAACTTGCTCATTTGATTATCTCCATTTTCCCTTTCCTTTGGTCATATCACATAAGAAGGCTGTTGTGATTCACTTTGCTGAATCCCATTGTCATACTCAAATCCATTTGAGACAAATCCTTTTCCAGCCACCGAGATGAACCACTCTCTCGAGTGTGAATCTGTGGTATTTCACAAAGTGTTTCATATAATCTATCACCTTCTTCGCACTGTCGAAATATATGTGGTCTTTGTATACCTTCTCGGATATTATATTGGCATTTCGTATATGCGTTTCATCGCATCTCTATAGTGTCTAGTTGAATTCAACATCTCATCATCGAAATCAGGAATAGAGCTATTATGATGAATAAAATCACTAGTCTTTATCATTTCTTTTTAATCCTTTCTTTTTAGATTTACATAATACACACAGTTCGTAGGAAACATATTCTTCTTCACGGATTTGACTATCCAGTCATAGTAGGGCTTTATCTTGCTACTTGACAGCTGGAATGCATTCTCATCGAACATAGTGTTTCCCTCGCAAAGCAAGCTTATGAATCCCTTGCTTTCGAATGTGGGGATAATCTCATCAAGCCTGCTGTTTCTTTTCATCTTCGATAACTTCCGATATCGTATCATTCTCACTAGCACTCTGATGCGCATATGTATCTCTTGCATAATCACCCAAGATGCCAGTGTATATGATTTTCACGAGTCTCGGATAGCCTGTCTCGTCATAAGACACATTCACATTTTGGATTCCGAACCCAGTGTATCCCAATGTCTCGACAGCAGTCATTGCATTCTCCAACACTAGCTCCACAAGCTCGTATTCCTTCAGATTGCTTCTCGTGTATATGCATACATCAATGTTTCCTCCATAACCTTGGAACATCTTGGAAGCAACACAAGCTGTCCTTATGGTCTTGCCCTGCTTGTCCCTATTCACGAATCTGAATATCAGATTTCCGAAATAGTCCTTCTTCCTACTTGTCAATGTCTGCTTTATGTCTATCACTCTTGCTTTCATTTTCTTTACCTCCAATCAGTATTGATTACATTGTAATAGTTGTTTGGATAAATATTACTGTTGATATCCTCGATGACTTCTGCAATGAAAGCATAAAACTTGTCGCATCCGTGATGAACAATCTCACCTTCCTTTTGACAAGTCTTGCAAGATTTCATATGACTTTCTCTTACTGACATAATATAAAGCTTAGGAATCGAATAATCGTATCCATCATTCATTCCTATGCTGCATAATGTCTGCTCTATGAATGAAATCATATCCGCACAGTATCCGAACTTCGCAGTATGGAATTCACTAGGCTTGAAAACCATATTCATATGATTCTCAATGACTTTCTTCCTTCTAATCAGCTCATCTACTACTTTTTTTCTCTTTTCACTGTTTGTCATTTCTCTTGTGTCCTTTCCACGATTTAGATTATACATTTTTTATAAAATAAGTCAACACGATTTTATAAAAAAAAAAAAAAAATCCGCATTTCAATGGATTAGATGCAATACTGTCTGGGTGGCTGGCAACAAGTACTTGCTAGCCCAGCTCCAACCATACCAGCAAGCCAAGATGATAATCAGTATCACAACTATGGACACTATTGCCAATATGATTGATATGCATATCTTTATGAATTTCAACATAAGGAATAACCTCATTCTTTCTCAAGCTTTCTCAAGCTCATTTATTTCATTCCTACATTGCTTGCGCTTGACCAAGACATCTTGATATCTTGCCTTCTCAGTCTCATAGCTTGAGTCATCCTCGAGCCTCAATTCATTCAGTTTGGTTATAACATAATCCGTATCCGAGAGATATTTCTTGTCCTCGGATATTTTGTTCTTTCTGATATAGGACTTGTATTCATCAGTGGCTTGAAATTCCAGATCATCCTCGCATGTTATCTCGTGTGTCTCGATATCGTATCTCCACATCTTCCCATACTCGCAAACGGAACACTTCATCCACTCATTGTATGTGAGAATGGCTATGCTGTATTTCGATTTTTCCTTGGATGGCTTCTCGACAAAATCATCATAGAATGGAGTTATCTCGAGCTTGCCCGTGTCCTTCTTGAAATAAAAGTTTTTTGTTTCCATAATTTTAGAAGCTTTGTGCCTTTCCTATTGCAACCCACAATATGTTGCTTATCTCACTTGCCGAATTGTAGTAAGAGAAACTATTCCCATTAACACCTGTGAGTACCTGTCCATTTCTGTAATATGTAGTTGAAATTGTTGTGTTCTGCATAATCACAGTTGGATACCAGTAAAATGATTTGGGGAATGATACTGTTGTGCTAGTGTCAATTCCTGCCGAATTAGGATGACATACACCCCAACAGATAAGTATGTTTCCTATTTGAATATAAGAACTCCTAGTGGAGTTTGAGATTGGTGCCATATCATATCCTGGTCCCTGCATTATTTTCAAAAAGTGCAAAATTTCGGTTGTGCTAAACGCAGCAGGTATGTACATTGTACCTGTTGTGTTGTTTGAAAAAGGAAGCTCAGAACCCATATTGATTTCATTGGGGCTTGCACTTATCTTATGCCAACCCCAAGTGATGTTTCCAGTAGCTCCGTTTGACACACTCCACTTTGAAAGCCAGGCATTCTCATTTCCAAAAAATGAACGGATATAGAAATAGTTTTGGTTATCGGGAAAATATATCTGGACAAAGCTTTTGTTGTCTCCACCACTTGTGGCTGTGGCTGTACTATCGTTGTAATATTGGACAATAGTTCCCCATTGGTGCGCATCCGAAGGAAGTCCGAATTTGGCAACCACATTATCAACTATGTAATATCCAGACCTTCTGTTCTCGGCATCCGTAGGCTTGGATTGAATAAAATTGAACTTCTTGAAATCACCTTCTGCGGATTGCAAAAGTGAGAATATAGCCTTTTCCGTAGGTATCTTGTATGCATTGTATTTGGCTGAGTTTGCCATCTTCCTATGTCCTCCCAATATATTCCTCCCTATTATAAACCAAAAAAGAGGGCTTTTAGCCCTCTTTTCCTTGCTTATTTCAAGGATGCATTTTTAGGATCTGCATCATTAGCTGTCTCAAGCTTGACCTCAACAGCCCTTGCAACACTTTTGGAGTTGCTGGCATAGCCAGTGTTTACTTCCTTGGTAATCGCAACCGCAGTATCGATATCACTCGAGATTTGCTCAGCTGTAGGTTTGTAGTTCTTGAGAGCATTGACAGCATTGGAAACAGCAAGAGTGGCAACTACCTTCTTCTGCTTTCCAGTGCCAGCACCAGGGAACATCTCTTCGGCAGAAGTGATTGCCTCGGTGATGGCTTTTCTATACTTGTCAGCTTCGGTAAGAGTCTCCACAACCTTTTCCTTACCAAACTTGCTCTCGCAAATCTTGATAATCACGGAAGTGGCAACAGCCAAGATACAAATTACAGCATAAATGACATAAGACCAGTCTCTGTAGCTCATAATCAGTTATAACCTCCCGTATATATTATAAGACTAAAACCTAATCAGGCATTACATATAAGCTGGAATTGAGCTTCACATTGATTATATCATGTGCATCATATTGATATGTGAATGACAATCTTGTCTTCAAATATGCCGATTTCGCATAGAGCTTGGCATTGTCAACAGTATCACCTGTCTCATCTGCCAAGAAATCTGCTATGGCGTTTATGCACAATTCATCCGTGTTATATTCACCTTCCAATATGTCGAATAGATTGATTTCGGCTTGGTAGGATACCTTTCCACTTTCATCGGTCTTGACATTGGCAGAACTAAGTCTAAACACAATACCATTGCCAGTATTGCCATTAGACAATGTAATTACACTTCCTTTTTTATATTCGATTTTCCAATCTTGCCAGTTTATAAATTGAGGGAAATGGAATCCTTCCCAGCCCATTGTCTCATTAGCTATAGCTCTCAAACTTGGTTTTGCTGCTTGAGCATTTACCCAATAGTTTTTCCAAATATTGAAGGCATTTTCGACACTGGTAGCCAATGTATCAGCACTGATTGTTATTCTTTTTCCTGCATAAACAACTAGTGATGTAGTAAGAAAATCACTATCAGTAGGTACAATCAAAGTGTTTGTAAGATATCCTGTGAATTTATTTTTTTCACCATTGGTTTCATTTTTATCATTTTGGCAGTTAACCACAGCAATGTTGGACATTCCAGTAGGTTTTGAACTGAGATATATCGAATTGTCTTGATTCTTATATATTGCACTGCCTTCAGTTTTCAGATTTCCTTGCTTAGATTTTATCTCAGCATCATAATCATCATATTTGGAAACCTTGGCTTTTGTGATGCCAGAATTCACAGCATTGAGTTGCTCCGCATTGAGTACATTCTGCTTTGTATTTCCATATGAATCGTAGGTGGCAACCTTCGAGGCAGTGATACCACTGTTCACCGCATTCATCTGTGCGGTGGAAAGCTTGTCCTGCTTCTTAGCTAGCTCAGTATCCGCATATGTCTTGACTGCTTGAGATGTGGGAACACTGTTGGCATCGTTGGTCACGGAGCTTGCTATGGTCTTTCCACTTGCCTTGACCTTCTTGGTGCCATCACCCAATATGATATGGTCTGTGGCAAGAGTGCCTGTGGTATTCACATAGTTGGACAAATCTATCTCGGTAGAACCCAAGTCTATCCAAGCACTGCCTTCCCATGCATACTGCTCATAAGGTGCGGAAGTACCTACAAGATATATGATACCTTCCTCGCCAGTCACAGGAAGTGTTGGAACAACTGTGATGGTTGCTTTCTTCAAGTTGCTCACAAGGCTGTCTACTTGCTCTTTTGTATAGTATTTGCTCAAGCTGTTGGACACATCTGACTTCTTAGCCCAAGTGGCATTGTTTATCGATAGTATTCCACTCGTGGTTGTGAAGTCCGTGGGATTCACACTCGAGAATGGCTTGCCAGTCAAGGAACTCCAAGCCTGCACATTCACTGTCAACACTCCAGTGCTTGAGTCTATGCTCAAGCCACTTCCTACCTTGATGCCACCTAGTGTTGTGTGGGTGGCTATGGGAAGCACATATTTAGTATAGTCTGATTTCTTCAAGTATCTCTTGTCACCCAAATCCTCAGTGAGTATCTTGAAGAGATAGCAGTTTACATCATCTGCCATTTTAGTTCTAGCTCCTTGCTGTTATCTCATCATCATCAATCGAACTTACGACATACATCGAGTCACCTACAAGCATAATATATCCATTCTGCAACATTATGGTGGCATTCACGAATGTGGCAGTTGCTCCATTGAACACACGGAATCGTATGTTCCTTATGTGTTCATCACTGTCAAGCATGCTCGAAAGATTGCTTATGTCGGCTATCGCACCATCGAAATCCGCATCGAACTCCAATTCATACGGATACTTGTCTATAGCTCCCATATATCCACACTCACCACTGAGCTTGTGCTTGTATGCGACCTTGCCGACCTCCGGCATAGCAGGCTTGTCCTTCTCGGCTTTCAGCTCAGCTATATCATTCGTGTTCCTCTCGACATACCCTTCTATCGTATCAACTCTGTCCTTGTCGACTTTAGTCTTTATCAACTCATCTACCTTGCCCTTGGA